AAAATTAAATTATATCATCCCTATTCTAAGTTGTTGTTAAGATTGGCAGTAGATGATACAAATAGTGTATGTCAATTTAATTCTAAATTTGGATGTAAATTGGAAAATGTAGAGAAACTATTTACTTTAATGAATACATTAAAACTAAATCTCGTGGGTTTTAGTTTTCATGTTGGTAGTGGTTGCAGAAGTTTGGACAATTATTATAATGCGATAAAAGCGTGTAAAGAAGCATATGATATTGCACTTAATAATAATATAAATATTAATATAATAGATATTGGCGGTGGTTTTCCCGGTATTTATTCTGAAAACAACATAAATATAGAGCAAATCGCCGAAACTATAAATAAAGCGCAAAGAGATTTTTTTAGTAAAGAGATAGATGAAGATGTTATAAAGTTTATAGCGGAACCTGGTAGATATTTTGTAGAAAAATCGCACATATTAGTATTAAATGTAATTGGTAAAAAACGCGAACAATACATTAACAAAGATACGGGGGAATCAGAAGAAATTATAATATACTATCTAAATGATGGTGTATATGGGTCATTTAATTGTATATATTTTGACCACAATAATCCTATAATACAACCTTTTAATGAACGTAATGAAAAAGTATTATATAAAAGTAAAATATTTGGTCCTACGTGCGATAGTATGGATTTGATAGCGAATGAAATAATGCTTCCTGAATTAGTAGTCGGAGAATGGGTATATGTAGAAAATTTTGGTGCATATACAACTGCAGCAAGTTCATCATTTAATGGTTTTATAACAACAGATTACAAATATATTTTGAGAAATTAATATATTATATACTTAAAGTAATAGAATGGCACACGGAACTATAAATAATATTGCATTATTTAATAATTTTAAGAACGAGGATTTTATAAGTCATTCTATGAAAATTAAAAATATGTTAATTTATATATCTTCTGTAATATATTCTTCAAGAAATAGTACATATGATAAATTCAATATGGTTGATAATAATGAATATTTTACTCCAGAAGAAAAAGCGGGATTTTTAAAGGATTTATTAAATGCTGGGTATAATTGTGGTTATACAAATGATAAAGAAAAAAATGAATTTATAAAAAAAGATAGGCATCGTATTATGAATTCTGATAATTTTGAAAACATACAAAAACTTGTTAGTGAATTATTACCTGTATTAAAAATGAAAATTAATTTAAACAAAACGTCAATGTTTGTTATTGAATTTTATTTAATTGAAAAAGGCACTGATAAAGAAATTGCTCTTCCTTTTCATTTTAGTATGCGTTTAACTCCTCATAATATATCATTAGAAACAGAACCTAATAAATGTAAAAATTTTGGAGAATATGATGAATCAATAAGTAATATTAATAATAAGGGAAATTATTACGGAATACCTCACGTTACTTTAGAATGTTATAATTCTAAAGGAAGAAAGCGCGTATCGCGATCATATGGAATTATAAATGATACAAATGGCGATGCAACAGAAGGAGGTGGTAGAAGTAATAGCTCCCGTAAAGAAGACACAAAAAGAACAAATTTAGCACCTAGTTTCTTAGATAATTCAATATTAGCAAATAAAGAAAATATTTCTTATCAAAAAGGTGATATAATTAGACAATCTATACAACATATTCCTATTCCTAATAAGTATAATACAGATAAAAAAACAACACATAGCAATATTGAAGTATCTAGAGAACCCAGAGTATCAAGAGAACCCAGAGTATTAAGAGAATTAAGAGAATCAAATGTATCAAGAGAACCCAGAGTATCAAGAGAATCAAGAGAATCAAATGTATCAAGAGAACCCAGAGTATCAAGAGAACCCAGAGTATCAAGAGAACCCAAAGTATCAAGAGAAGATTTCCGCGATGATATATCGTCTGTAACAGAAGATTTAAATATGTGCAATGCGTTTAATATTAGCATTGGTAGAAATAATCATGCATATTTAAATATATCTAATACATCTCCCGATAGTTATTTTAATAACTTATTAGAATTATTAAGTAATAAAGAATATGTTTCAAGTATTACCGATTTAGTATTTATAAAAAAAACAGAGGATAGTAAAAATATATCTTGTATTCAAAAAAATAATGGTGATAAAAAAATATTAGAAACGTATATAAATATGTCTTTGAATGCTGTTGTAAAATTATTAACTAAATTTAAAGAACAATATGATATCAATATACATCCTATTTTAATTTATCCGAATGCTAAAAGTAAACTTATAAATTATATTAAGAATATTAAAGACAGATCTGTATATGAAGAAGATTATAATAGTTTCAATAATATTGCAAAACATTATGAATTATATACATTAAATAATTTATTATGTTCCATCAATGCCACTAAAGATTATAAAAAGTTTGTTAATCTAAGTATTAAATTTTATAAAGAATACATTGCACGATATGATACATATAAAAAAAAGATTTTTAAAATTTTAGAGAAAAAAAATATTGAGAAAATTATTAATGATATGATAATAATTCAAGAAGAATTTAATGATATGATATTAAAATATAATTTGTACATAATTTATTCTGTAAAAGCGTATTCTTCCTATACACATTTGAATATTTTAGGTCTTGCAGAATATCCAAATATAGAAAAAGGTGTTTTGATGACCCATAAATTTATTATGGAAACTAATATAAATAAATTAAAATTTACCGATAGAAAGTTAGATAACTATTATTTAGCGTTACCTATAAGTATTAAAAAATACGATAATTTAGAAAGAAGTATATTTTTAGAGGTAAATAACAACAATATTGAAGAATATTTAAAAAAAATATTAAATTCAAAAAATTATACTAATGCTTCAAATTTTAATGTTACATATTTAGATAATATAATATCTGATATCTTTGCCGAATATTTTAATACCTTATTAAGTATCGCCGTAAAGAATATACAAGATAAAAAAGATAAAGATGAATATGATGAAAATATTAAAAATATAACATCAAAATATAGTAACTTAAAAAGTATAATAATACCACGAAGCAACTTAAATAAAGTGTATAATTATAATAAGGATTTAATTATAGCAAAATGCAAAAAAATATATAAAAATGATACCATTTCTAATATAATATTAGATATAGATATTTTCAAACATTTACCTCCTGAACAAGTAAAATCGCATAAAACAAATAGTTCAATAAGATATAGAAGAATGAACACAAAAGTTGATAAAGAAGATACTAAAGGAGGTATGCCTCCAAAAAAAACTAAAAGTAAAACAATTGATAATTATAAACAACTTATTATTGATAATTTAAAGATATTATCAGATTATGAAAAATTGAATAAGGAACCTTTTAAAACGAGAGCATATAATAAGGTAATTGATTCTATAGAATTGTCAGAAGGTGCTATAAAAACTACTGAAGATATTAAAAATATAAAAGGTATAGGCGATAAGATTTCTATAAAAATCAAAGAATTAATTGAAACGGGAAAAATGACTGCAGTAGAAAATGCTTTAAATGACCCTAAATTTTCTTTACAAAAACAATTGGGTAAATTATACGGCGTTGGACCTGTAAAAATTAATGAACTTATGGATAAAATTAGTTCATTTGACGAATTATATGAAAGAAGAGATGAATTATTAAATGATAAACAAAAAATAGGTCTAGATTATTATAAAGATATGGAATTGCGCATCCCTATGAGTGAAGGAAAAAAGCATTATAAAATTATTGATAAAATTTTTAAACAAACAAATGATAGTATTGAATTTGAACTAGTAGGTAGTTATAGAAGAGGAAATAAGGATATGGGAGATATTGATATTCTTATCAAAAATAGCGATGATTTAAATTTAAAAAAATTAATAGCAAATCTAGTACAGTCTGGATATATTATAGAGACTTTAGCGAGTGGTAAAAGCAAATTTATGGGATTATGTAAATTGTCTCCCGAATTACCTGCGAGAAGAATAGATATACTAATTGCAGACCCTTCTTACTATTATTTTGCATTACTATATTTTACTGGTTCATATACTTTTAATATATATATGAGAAAAATAGCATTAGAAAAAGGATATTCTTTATCGGAATATGGACTAAAAGGAAAAGACAAACAGATTATAGATACTAGTACTATAATCAATTCAGAAGAAGATATATTTAAATTCTTAAATATTACATATGTTCCTCCAAATAAAAGAAATATAGTGTAAATTATAAAATATCATATGATAAACTACCTAGATATTCATTAGAAATATCATATCCTCTAATATGATTAATTTCTCCATTTAAATCGCTACTATCAGGCAGTCCCTGAATTTTATATAATGGTCCTCTTTTTATATCTAATTTATGCAAATCGTCGGTATCAATATTTAAATGATAGTTATTAGTATCTATAATATTAGTTTGAGCCGCTAATAAATGTTCCTCAGAAATATATGGGACATATCCGTTACTATTATCTGTTTCATCCATTATACTTTTTTTCTTAGGAATATCTAATGTACATTTATTACAAGTCTCATTATGTTCATTATGTTCTTTATGTTCTTTATGTTCTTTATGTTTACATTGTTCTTTAGGAGAATCTTCTTTATTTTTTTCTTCTAATTCATTTTTTTTCTTTATTTCTTCACTATAGACTCTGAAATATAGGATGAGAACTGCTAAAGTTATTATAAACCCGGTTATGTTATCTATTATAAGTAATATCGCTATACAAAAAATAGCAATATATAATTGGAGTATAGCATCTTTAAATATTTTTTTAAAAGGTATATCTTTAATAATTATTATTGCAAATAAAATAACAAATGCTAATAATCTTAAAGAGTTAAGAATCATTTATATTTATATTCTATTATAATTCATATAAAAAAATGATATGAATTATAATATGTATAGTAATAATAAATTATATGTTATCGATAAATGGGTATAGTATTTCTAAAACATCTTTAGATGCAAAGCAAATTGAAAAAATTAAGAAAGAACTTACTATGAAACCGCAAGTAAATTTTGATATGGGTGTAAAAAAAACCGAAACTGACCCTACTTTTGAATTATACAGAGAAACTGATACTAGAATATATATTCCTAGATATTATGGTTTAAAGAATTTTGGTGTTCCTAAAATTTGCAAATTAAAAGGTGGTGCAGATATTTCTGTAGGTTTTGTAGGTAAATTAAGAGAAGCGCAATTGGAACCTGTTAAAAACTTTCTAGAAGCAGCATACGATCCTTTAAAAATGGGAGGTATTATATCAGTTCCTTGCGGTTTTGGTAAGACTATTATGAGTTTATATATCGCTTGTCAAATTAAAAAAAAAACGATGTTTATTAGTCACAAAGACTTTTTAAATCAGCAGTTTATAGATACTGTCAAAGAATTTGCACCTGCAGCAAAAATAGGAATTATAAAACAAAATAAAGTAGATACAGAAAATAAGGATTTTATTATTGCATCATTACAATCTCTCGCGATGAGAGAATATGATGTTAAAATTTTTGAAGATATTGGGTTCGTAATTATAGACGAGGTTCATCATACCGGCGCACAGGTTTTTTGTAGAGCATTTAAGAAACTTAATACTCCTATCATACTAGGATTATCAGCGACTTTAAATCGCAAAGACGGAATGCGTAAAGTTTTTGAATACTATATTGGTTGTTCTGTATATTCAATTAAAAATAAGGAATATACCGATGTTGATATAAATATTCATAAATATTATGTTCCTAATATTGAATACTCAATTATTAAGAAAATGTGGAATGGTAAAGAAAATGTTGCAGCAATGATTAATAATATATGCGCATTTAATCCGCGAACTGAATATATTATATCCATATTAATTGATATATTGAAAAAGGAACCCGAACGAAAGGTATTAATTTTAAGTGAAAGAAGGGGTCAATTAAAATCTATAGAAGATCTTATAATAGAACATAACATTGCAAATAAAGATTATGGGTATTATGTTGGCGGAATGAAACAAGAAGAATTAAACAAGTCCTCTGAAAAACAAATTAT